ACTCTGATTGAGCAGTATCTGAAGAACATGGATTGCAACTCTGATGTTCTTCCTATTTCAGAACATCTCTTTCAAGTTGCAGTCCCTGCCCTCAATCGTATAAATAACATTTATGCCCTTGAGGGTTCTCTTTATAGTCAATACTTAGGTGTTGCTGGCACTGTCGATTGCATTGCTGAGTTTGATGGAGAACTTTCGATCATCGATTTTAAAACTTCTAAACAACCTAAACCACGAGAGTGGATTGATGGATACTTCGTTCAGTGTTGTGCATATGCATGTATGCTACATGAACTCACTGGTCTCTCTGTAAAGAAGTTCGTGATCATTATGACCTGCGAAAACGGAGAGGTAGAAGTTTACGAGGAATACGACAAAGCAAAATACATTCGAATGTTGACTCAATACATCAAGAAGTTTGTCAATGATAAACTGCCTTGACGTTATTGTGGTTTTGTTTTAGAATGAACAAAAGTTGAGGAAAAAGATTGTACATCACTGTGTTAGGTCAAATGGAGAATGAATTAGAAAGAGTACTAGAGAATAAGTTTTTCTGTCCTTCTCGGTTTGCCCAAGAGATCGAGAATCTCGTTCAGCATAATGAAGACATGAATTACATCGATGCTATTATTCACTTCTGTGAAAAGAATAGTATTGATGTTGAGTCTGTTCCGAAACTTATTTCTAAACCACTCAAAGAAAAGATTAAGTATGAGGCAATGGAGTTGAACTTCTTGAAGAAGACTTCCCGTGCCAGATTAGTGTTTTAATTCCATTTTGGGGGGAAAAAATTCCCGGCAAAAAATTCCTATATTACTTTTTTTGAATGGTGCCTTTTGATACTTATAAAACTTACCTTGCCCTGAAGAATCACTTTACGAAAGATTCTTATGATTATCACAAGTATCAAGGTAAGAGTCGTGCATCTCTCCAATCCTTCTATAAGAGGAAGGATCGGTATTGGTTCGAGAAACTATCAAGACAAAAAGAAGATAAGGAAGTTATCGATTTCTTTGTAGCAAACTTTGTTTCTTGTACCGATCCTCAGACAGTATGGATTGGAGAGATGATTAAAGAAGGTGAGACACGATATAGGTCTTGGCAAAAAAGAATACAATCTCTATCCTATTTGTTTAGAGAAGAGTCGCAACAGTTATTTGAAAACAAGTTTGAAGAAGTATTTGACTGTTCTAAGGGACATCCATTGCTTCTAAAAAGTTTCCTGATCGGTAATATTAGCCTAGAAACACTGGTAATATATGATAGAATATTCCTGTTCGGGAAAAACTTTGATAAGAAACTAAAAGATCCTGTGTGGGAAACCGTCAGTTTAAAAATAAAGAAATATTCTCCGTTCCTACATATAGATGTATTCCATTACAAAAAAATACTCAAGCAAGTTGTTGGAGGAACATGAGCTTTTTTGATTCTGAACTTGTTCGTGCAGAGATGGCTGAGATTTCAGCACTGCAGGAAGATGTGTATAAAAATGTATTTGAGTTTCCTCGTATGAATAAAGAGGAAAAGTTATTTCATGTGTCTCTTTTGGAGAAACTTTTGAGTAAGCAGCAAGTTCTTTACACTCGTTTAAAACTTTCTGATGATCCTGAAGCAATTCAGATGAAGGAAAGAATCAAAGACTCAGCACAAATGATGGGTCTTCCTCCTCATGTGGATATGAATGTCATATTCAACAACATGACCCAACTGCTTGAGACCATGAAAGAACGTATTGACAAGACGGGTTCCGACCTGTAGACTAATGGAGTACACACAGACCAAATCCAATTAACAAAAAGGTAATCTAATGTCATTTGAAAATCTTAAAAAACAATCTAAACTCGGATCTCTTACTTCTAAACTTGTTAAAGAAGTTGAAAAAATGAGCACTACGGGGAGTGGTGTTGACGAAAGGGTGTGGCGTCCAGAAATGGACAAAACTGGTGTTGGTTCCGCAATCATTCGTTTTCTTCCTGCACCCGAAGGTGAAGAACTCCCCTGGGTTAAGATGTATGCACATGCCTTCCAAGGTCCTGGTGGTTGGTATATTGAAAACTCTCTGACTACGATTGGTCAGAAGGATCCTGTTTCCGAGCACAACCGTGAACTCTGGAACAGTGGTAGTGATAAGGACAAAGAAACTGTTCGTAAGCAGAAGCGTAAACTCTCTTACTACAGTAACATCTATGTGGTGAAAGATCCTGCTCACCCCGAGAACGAGGGTAAAGTCTTTCTGTTCAAGTTCGGTAAGAAGATCTTTGATAAGATCCTGAATGCAATGCAACCTGAGTTTGAAGATGAAGAACCCATCAATCCCTTTGACTTCTGGGGTGGTGCAAACTTCCGTCTGAAGATTCGTAAGGTTGAAGGTTATTGGAACTATGATAAGTCAGAGTTTGATTCTTCTTCTCCTCTCTTTGATGACGATGATGCTCTGGAAGCACTGTGGAAGAAAGAGTATTCTCTCTCTGCTATTGTTGCTCCCGACCAGTTCAAGTCCTATGAGGATCTTGAGAAGCGTCTGAAGTATGTTCTGGGTCAGAAATCTGCTCGTGCTGCTGTCCAAGAACAAGAAGATGAGTATGGTTCCTATGAACAAACTCCTTCTAAGGAAGAGAGTGTAATCGCAGAACTGGAGCAATCCTTTGCTCGCAGTAAGTCACCTTCTCTTCCTAAGATTGAAACATCTGATGAGGATGAAGATGATGCTCTCGCATATTTTTCTCGTCTAGCCAACGACTAAATACATAAACCTGTAAGTCGCATTATAGGTGGAAAGGGTGCTTCGGCACCTTTTTTTATATAAATAGTATTGCGACTTACAGAGTAGAACTATGAACTACTATACTTACGCATACCTGCGTGAAGATGGAACCCCTTATTACATTGGTAAAGGTAGGGGAAATAGAATCCACCAAAAACATAGTGGATTTTATCCACCAGAAAAAAGTAGGAGAATATTTCTAAAACAAAATCTTAATGAAGAACAAGCATTCAAACACGAAATCTATATGATTTCTGTATTTGGTAGAAAAGATTTAGGAACAGGTATTCTTCACAATAAAACTAATGGAGGTGAAGGAGTTTCTGGTGTTCTTATGGATGAAGAAAGAAGAAAAAAGTGTGTTTCTTTAAAGGGCAAAAAACTTAGTGAAAGTCATAAGAGAAAAATCGGAGAATCCAATAAAGGAAAACCAAGACAAACCCCAGAAGGTATGGAAAGACTTAAAAGGATTCAACAAGAAAGAAAAGGAAAACCTGGAAAAAAACATTCAGAAGAAACTAAAAGAAAAATCAGCGAAGCAACTAAGGGTAGAGTTCCTTGGAATAAAAAATCTACTCAAACAATCTAATATTTTCTCCTCTCTTCAAGGTGGCATTTACATACTGACTGCCACCTTTTTTGTATGGCATAATATCATCAAGGTCATTGAATACTACATTCAGATATCTGGGTTTGAGTGCAAAGATATTTCTTCTATCTTCTTGAATCTGAAGTTCGTATTCGTGATTGGTGACAATAGTTACAAAACTATCTGATGGAACATACACAGAGTATCCAAGACCTGCATCCCAATATTCATAATAATAAGAGTTTGCAGTGACTGTAGATGTCTCAGAAACCAAAAATAGTGCTTCTTCCTTTCTTGGATTTGATAAAGTTGGTGATGCAATGTTTGGAACGAATGGGAGTTCATATCTAAAACCAGTAACAACATCACCACTTTGAGCAAGGATTTCAGTTACAACTTGTCTTCCATTATATTGATTGTCAGTTACATTATTGATTGCAACTTGATCTCCAATCTCTAATCCAGGAATACCATTTACCAAATACACCGTAACCGTCGATGATGGATTTACAGAATCACCTGAGGAGATAACTGCAATCTGAGAGTTTACAATCTCAACAAAGTTGCCATTAGTTTTCCAAGTTGGTGAGATTCTCAGACCATTTCTTATAACGATTCTTCCAGTAGAATCTCTAACTTCAGTGGTTTCATAATGGTGTATTCCACTATAAAGATTATCGTAGGACCCGTATTTCTCAAGCATTACCTGATCAAAAGTTCTTTGAGTCATTGGCCATTCTGTTTGAATATTCAGAATGTTATTTGATAAAAGAACTACCCAATCAAGTGTCGAATCACCGTAGAGTTTGAATGCAACATTATCAGGTCTTTCATCACCAATGATCTTATACTTGGTAAAGAAGTTAAGATTTCCGAAGATATCTTCTCTTATCTTTCCTCTTTTAAAAAGATTTTTTACCTCAACATAATCAGAGATGTTTTGCTCTCCTGCATTTCTGCTGACGTATTCGAAGTTAGGAACTTGTCTGAAGTAAGGTCTTGCCATTTTTAGTAACCCATTACACTTGATGCTTCTATTTGATCTGCTCTATAAATTGGTTCTAGTTCTGAGAACTGCATTGAAACATTATAAGATGTCATAGATCCATCATCAAAAGTCATATAAGAACCATCGGGTGTATAATCAACTGAAAGATTTGTAAGAGCACATAACTTTATTTTATTTAAGAATGGATGCTCTTCTTTTGTTGCACCAAAGAAATATTTAAGTTCAAATACGTTGGGACTAGTTAAAAATATTCCATTTCCACCTTTTCCTACGGACATCTCAGTTTTTAGAGTTTTTATTATATTTTTTACTACAATACTTTCACCAGGATCTCTGGGAGTAAACCTATAGTTGTATTGGAAAGTACGAAGTGTTGGTCCTTGGAAAAGGAGTTCTAAGTTATTATTTAATACTGCACCAGTTTGTCTTCCGATAATGTTTGCACTAACTGCTTGTCCTGCAAAATATGCTCTCACATAATTTGGAAGTCCTGATGCAGATGCAACATCTTGGGCAAAATCTTTAACATCACCTGCAAATTGCGTAAGAGCTTGCTTAAGTTGAACAGAACCTATATTTTTAATTGCATTATAAGCTGCACCAGCAAGTCTTGCTTGGAATGGATTTAACTCATCTTGGTTCCAAGAAACTGCATTATTATCAGTAATGGATGGTTGCATTGGAAGCCATATTGTAGTTCCCCTTTCAGTCATTCTTTTTCCGACAGGGGTTGTTGCAAACGTTCCTGCTCCTGGCAAACCACCAGAAACATACTTTATTACTGTAACCTGCAAGTAATCTAATGTATCTGGTCTTGATACTGGGTATACTAAAACTCCACCAGAAGTTTGTTGAGTTCCAGTTTCTTCTGGTGCATTTGGATTTGTTGGAGTTGAACCCCCAGGAACTCCTGGTTGATTTGGATCGGTTGGTGCTGTATTTGGTGGTGGTGATTCTGTTATTTGAGTTTTTAATGCGTTATCATTACCTATTGCTTTAGCCTGTTCAAGATTTCCATTAGCAGTTTCTAGTCCTGGTGGAGATGGTTTATACACCCAAGATCCATTGGGTTGTTTTTCATAAAATGATGTCTGAACATAATATTTTCCATTTTCCTTCGCAGTATATTCTTCTCCAGTCACATTTTTTGTTATTTGTTGAGAGACTGGAGCATTTGATCCACCTGGATTTGTATAAATTGTATAGGTTTTATTTTTAACTCTATTATACTCCGTTACATTTGTTTCATAAAAAATTCCTTTTATATTTCCTTGAGGACTAGTTTCATATACCCAAATTCTTCCACCTTTTGTAAATGTTCCTGAGTTTGCCATTAGAAATCCTCCTCACTTATAAGAGGATTAGTCATCTCAATTTTTTGTAGAGTATGAGACATTATAGACTTTTTTATCTATTTAGTCCTTATTTTGCCGAATGGTAATGAACGAAGATATTCAATTTCATTTTGTCTGATGTGATGAAGTGCTCCTGCAACTTCTTGCCAGGTATAGTTCCTCATCATACCCCAGTGATAGTTAAATCCTCTAAATCCCCATCGTTGCACTTCGGTCACTGCAACTAATGGATGTTCATCATAGGTAATCTCTGGGGTTTTGGGTATGTATATAAATGTATAATAGTTTCCTGGGTCTGGAACATATTCAATCTCTCGGAATACTTCCATAATGCTCATCATAATCAAATCGGCATCTTCAGAACCATCAAGTTTCCTTTTTAGTTGAGATATTCTTGGTGATTGTGATCGAATATCTTGCCCGAAACCTTGTGCCATTATCCAATACCTAGTTCGTTTTCTGTGATGATACGAAACTCAAGCATTCTATCTGCACACCACTCTTTTGCTGCCTTCCACTTTGCTTCATTAACTGCATAAGTTTTCACTTCACTAATAAAAG